GCCATTGCTGGGGGTCACGACGGTCTGGTGGAAGCGGTACCAGCACCACGCGCCGATAGTTGCGGTCGGATCGTAGACGCTGGACGGAGCCGACTCTACGACGCCGCACGAAATCGTGCGCCAGTCGCCGTCGTCAAGATCCGTGTCTCCCGGAACCTCGAGCCAAATTCCGATGTGGCTGTACAGGCCCTCCACGTATGTACGGAAGCCCAGAAGGCCCTGCCCATATGCGTTTGGCGTGATCGTCACGAACGGAGTCGGGTACACGATGATGCCGGTCGCCGGACCGATGTCCAACGGCTGGAGCTGCGTGAACTTGCCGACGGTGTCGAACTTGTCGAGACCCTCGGTGGTGTGCTTCCAGATGTCGGCCATGCTGTCGTTGACCGTGGTCGAGTTGATCAGGTCATTGATAACGTTGGGGGCCATCTGGCAGTAGTACTTGTCGTTCTTGCACGGGAGCACGTTGATCGAAACCAACGAGTTCTTGATCGTGCGAAGAGTCGCCAAGTCGAGCTTGTAGGAGCCCGCGATTGGGAGAAGCGCGTTCTGGTTGACCAGCGAGTCGTAGTTCGCGGAAGCATCCAGCGTGGCTGAATGGAGTTCCGAGATCGTCTGACCGGCTTGGTAGCCAAGTTCAACGGCGCTGTTGCCTACCACCTCATCGATGGCAGCGGCAACGCTCATGGCGCTGAAGTTGGCGAAATTATTCCACTCGCCCACCTGGGCGGGTGTGGTGACTTGCGGGACGAACTCTGGGTTGCCCACAACACCATCGGTGGATTGTCCAAGCGAAGCCGCGAGGGTTTCGTACATGAACATCTGACGGTTGATACCGGCGTTGAGCTTCTGGACCCTACGCTGAGCCGCCACGACAAATGCATTTGTCTGGCCCTTCAGGTTGGGAATTAGCTCTGAGTCGAATTCGATTGCCTGAGCTGTCAGGACGTTTCCGACGTTTGCTGCACTGGGATTTGAAGCCATACAATTTCCTTACCGAGCTAACCTCTGGCCAACGCCGCGTCCATCTCCGCTTTTAACTTCGGATCATTGAGACGACGTCTGAACTCTTTCGGGTCCTTCTTGCGAAGTTCGATGACTCTTTTTTTCGTCATCTGCCCCGTTTGAGCGCCGGTTGGTCTTGCTCCGGTCCCCGTGCCCGGCTCTACGCCGAACGACGGTTGCCGCTGTTGTTGTGCCTGCGGCTGAGCAGTTGGTGTTGCTGTTTGCTCATTGGTGGTCGGGCCATTGGTAGGAATTGTTGTGGCGCTTGTCTTCGGCCTTGGGTCCTTCGCCAGATCGTCTCCGATGGCGGCGAAAGCTATTTCAAGTGCGTCGACCGTGAACTCGTACCCATTGTCTGTTACCCATTTGGCGAGTGCGGCGGAGTTCGCGTCGCACGGCCAGTAATCCTGCGAGTGGTTCCGCATGAAAGCGTAACCGGTCGCTTGACCTCTAGCGAAGCGGAGTTCATCTTCCGTCTTCACTAAACGGTTCTCATAGTCAGCGTTTTTCTCTTCCTGGGTCTGCGGAACGGCCTTCGGCGCGGGCAACGGCTGTGCTTTTCTGTGCTTCAGATCCTCGAAAGCCTTGTTCTGGCGCCACAAAGCCTGGGTCGCCGCGATGTGGGCGTTCTTCTGCTTCTCGATCAGCTCCTCGGGCGTCTCCGCCTCAAGATGCGTCGGGCGGCCGATGGGATTCCCTTCGGAGTCCGTCGCCTGGTAGTTGACCACCCACTTCTTGGGCTCGGTCGTTTCGGTTGTGGTCGTTGTTACTGCTGCTGTTTCACTCATTGTTTTTCCCCTAATTCCTGACATAACCCACGGCTTCCATCGCCGCTCTCAGGTTCTTCTGTTGCGCCGTCTCGGGCTCCTCTTCGTCTTGGTCAAGAGACAAACGGTGCCAGTTGATCTCTTCGAGCAGCTCGGCGCAGAACGCGTTCTTGCCGAAGGCGTCAGCCTGGAAATCCTTGAGCAACTGATCGCGGTTCGGCGTGTCCGGCGCGATCTCAAGCATCCTGGCGGTCGCGGTCTGCACGCGGCGCTCCATGATCTTGACGAGAACCTTGAAGCCCTCGTGATAGCTCAACGCGGCAAGCGCCTGCTTGTCGGTAGTTGCCAATTCCATCGGTGGATACTTTTTCATCAGCCTTCCGTCTCAGCGCCGAGTCCTGTGCCGCCGGGCTCGCCGGTGACTTCTTCGGACGACGTCGCGTGCTCGGTCACTTCTCTCAATACTTGGTTCGCCGCTCTGCCGATCTGCTTCTGGTCTTCCAACTTCTGTTCCTGCGCGAACTGCGCCTGCTGAGATTGCTGCGCGGCCTGCACTTTTCCAGCCTGCAACGCTGCGGGCGAGTTGGCGTCGGCTTTCGCCTTCTGCTCCGGACCCTGCGGGATGAAGAACGGCTGCGAGTACTTGAACCCTGCGAGATCCGAAATCATCTTGAAGTAGGCATTGAACGAAAACTGGAGACCGGCGTCGGACGCGGCCTGCATGAGCGTCGGGTTGTTGACGATTTCCATGACGAATGGCATCAACTGTTCCATCGCCTTCTTCGGGCCCAAGTGCGCGCCTGCGAGAACTTCATATTCCATTTTTGCGTTCCTGAATTCCACGTGGTCTATCTCCAGATCCTTGGCCGTGGTTTCGCCGAGGACCATCCGCAGCGCGGACGCCGGGAGGAACTGGTTGTTCATTTCGTCCATCGCGTACAGGAACGGGACGAAGATCTGGCGCAGGAACTTACCTATCGGGCCGTCCAAGCGCGACGCGTTGGCTTCGACGACGGCTGCGGCGCCTGTGCCGGAACGCATGCCGGTTGTCTTGACACCGGATGCGCCCGCGCCCATCGTGGTCTGCTGGTTCGCGCCGGAGGATTCCTCGGCCTGGGCGTGGGCCATCTGAATCGCCTGCCACGCTTCCGAGGGTACGGATGGCATCTCCAAAAACTTGAACGCCTTGTCGACATCGTCGTCCACGTCGAGGATGCCGCCCTGCCGCCAGATGATGGATTGGGTCGGCGCGTTGAATCCCTTTTTGCGGACAGCCTGCGGGTGCAGCCCGTACGCGATGAGGTCGACGCTGAGATTTTTTACCCCAGCTTCCAAAATTTGTTCACTGCCGATGAGCTGACCCAAACCCTGTCCGTAAAAAGAGTCAGGCAGGTCGCGCCAGTTGGCGGAGAAGTAGGTCAACTTCCCTGCGGGGTTCTCGGAGTTGCGAAGCAAAATGCAGTCGTCGCCGCAGCAAAGCACCGTGATGATGCTGTGCGCGTCCATTCTCTCGATGAGAAGCAACGGTCCTTCGAACGGGTCGGCGGTGGTCTTCTGGTTTCGCGGCACAGCGTGCTGCAACCAGCCCCGCATGCCTTCCGTGTATGTCATCACCAGGTTGTCGCCGCGCGGAGTCGTGCGGTCGCGCTCGAACAAAGCACGCAACGCTTCCTCCGACGGCACGTCGTAGTCGGGCTGTTCGCGATAGGCGCACAGGTCCATGTAACTCGGGTACTCGGTGTGGATGGCGTATTTGGCTTTCTGGATGTCTCCGACGCGGCAACCGGGATCGACGCGAACGGTGGCGAGCGGGACGTGCTTGATCCACGGGCAATAAACTTTGTTGGTCTCGTACTCGAACGAAATCTCGTCGGACTTCTCGGTGTGGATGCGGGCCTCGAAGCCCGGCGTGTCCGTGGTGATCTTCTCCGCCTTGGCTTCAGGCTTGTAGACCTTTTTGGTTTCTTCCTTGACCGACCAGCCGTACTTCATGATCGTGGTGCCGTCGACGGCCTGCTGCGTGATGGCGCGCTCGCACTCCTCGGTGAACTTCATCTTGTCGAGCTGATACGCAAACAAAGCGGTCTTGGCCTGCACGACCTGCCAAGTTGTGCCGGGACGGGGCCTCAGCAGGAAGGGCGGATCTTCGTAGAAAATTGCTTCCATGCACTTCGGGATGATCGCGCTGACGGCGTTGCTGAGAGTGAAGCAGGGGATGTTGGAGCGCGTGCTCCCGACCATGACGTTCGTGTTCTGCGGCGACTGGAGCAGGGTGTCCGTGAGCGTCCACTGGGAAGCCCACATGTTGATGACCATGAAGGAATCGCAGCGGTCCAAATCCTTCATCACCAGTTCCAACGCCTGCGCGTCGGGATAGAGATGCCCGCCAGTGGGTGTTTCCGTGGCGTCTTCGGCTCTGATCTCTTGGGGGACGAGTGGTTCTGGGTATGCAGCCATTGTTAGTTTTACCGCCAGTAGCTAAGCCCGTTACCACCAAAGATGGCGTCCATCGGGTTGCTTGGCGTCTCTGTAATGGGTTGGAAAGTCGGTGCTTGGAAAATGTGCGCGGCTTCCTTCTTGGTTTTCTGGTTCTC